GCTGTACTCCGTTTCTGTCCTTTTCTCTTTTCAAGTTCTATCTGCACAAGGTCAAAAAATTCAGGAGATATTATTGCCGGATGACTACCCTCAATGTAATACTGCTGAATTTCACCCTCATTTACCTTTTTCTTTTTCGTGAGGAAATCCACTGTAAAGGTTTTCTGAAGAAGGGCATCACCTTTGTACTTCTCATTTGTAAGTATACTTTCAATAGTGCTTCCCTGCCACACTTCCTTTCCGGCGGGTGTGGGTATATTTTTCTCTGTGAGATATTTCGCAATATTGGTCGGTGTTTTACCTTTAAAGTAGAACATATCATATATTTCTCTTATAATCCTTGCTTCCTTTTCTACGATTTTGGGATATCCGTTCTCACCTTTTTCGTAACCGAGAAAATGCTTATACGGAAGACTTATCTTTCCGTCTGCAAACCTTTTTCTTTGCCCCCAGGTTACATTCTCCGAAATACTTCTGCTTTCTTCTTGGGCTAAAGAGCCGATTATGGTGATTAGCAATTCTCCTTTACTGTCAAGGGTATAAATATTCTCCTTTTCAAAGAATACCTCCACACCCTTTTCTTTGAGACTTCGTATCGTAGTTAATGTATCCACAGTATTTCTTGCAAATCTTGAAACAGATTTTGTTATGATAAGGTCAATTTCACCATTTAAGGCTCTTTTTATCATATCATTAAAGCCATCTCGTTTCTTAGTATTTGTTGCCGATATACCTTCATCGGTGAACACTTTTACGAATGACCATTCATCCTTTTCCTTTATGTATTTTGTGTAGTAATCAATTTGAGCTTCATAACTCGTCTGCTGTTCTTCGCTGTCGGTTGATACTCTCGCATAGGCTGCAACCCGTTTCTTTTTTATTACAGTGTCTTCTACTACTGCGAATTTAGGTATTGCCGGAATAACTCTCACATTCATTTTCTGTTCCTCCTTAAGGCTTCATAGTTTTCAGCTTTCATTTCATCCGTCCATTTACGGCTTTTATCCTGCCAATCTTTTGTAATTGCTGTACCGTTAAAAAATACAAATGTGACTTTATTCCATTCAGGAATTGTTATCTCTCTTATATTATCTTTAAATATGTCATTATCAAAGCTTTTCATTTCAAGAACCTCACAAGAAAGTCTGTATAACTCTTCTTCAGGTATTTGCTTTGCATGACAGGCATCCTTTCCGTCTTTAAGATAGGTTACACAATTCCAAAATACTCGTCTGTACTTATTCCCCGGATGGCTAACCTTCCTTCTGTAATGTGCTCCGCAGTTTTCGCATCGTATCATTTTGGAAAATGGATAGTTATTGCCTCTGTTGTTTGGTTTATTTTTCTCTGCTCGTTTTGCAATTTCGGATTGGATAGCTTCGAACACATTTCTTTGAATAATCGCCGGATGATTATCCTCTACATAATACTTTGGAAGCTGACCTTTATTCATCACTTGTTTTTTACTGATATGGTCTACCTTAAAGCTTTTTTGAAGCAAAAGGTCTCCCATATGTTTTTCATTTATTAAGATTCGTCTAACAGATGATAGATGCCACCTTTCGCCACACGGAGCTTTTATTGCTTTTTGATTCAACTCCTTTGCTATTTTCTCAAAGCCAAGCCCGTCCATATATCTTTCAACTATATATCTGATAACCTCTGCTTCTTCCTCTACGATTTCAAAACCTCCATCCTCTGTTCGTATATATCCGTACAGCTTCTTGAGGCTCATTGGCATTATCCCTTGTTTGAAATCGTTTCGTATCCTCCATTTACAGTTTTCCGATACAGACAGGCTTTCTGCCTGTGCAAAAGAAGCGAGGACGGTAAGCATAAGCTCACCATCCCCGCTCATTGTATGAATATTCTGTTCTTCAAAGTATACATCAACACTCAGTTCCTTCAGCATACGCACCGTTTCAAGTAAGGTCACTGTATTTCTTGCAAATCGGCTGATTGATTTGGTAATTATCATATCAATTTTCCCTACCTTGCAATCTGCAATCATTCTTTGAAATTCCGGTCTTTTACCCTTTGTTCCAGTAACCGCTTCATCTGCATAAACCCCACAGAACTGCCACTCTCCGTGTTTTTGAATGTAACTGCTGTAGTAGCTTATTTGTGCTGAAAGTGAATGCAGCATTGCATCCTTACCCGATGAAACACGAGCATAGGCACATACCTTTTTACGGTTGATAACCAATTCTTTTTTAGGCTTGATTACCGTGATTTTTCTTTCCATTTAAAGCCCTCCATCCATTGTTTATCGTATCACATATTACCGTACAATCCGCAATAAATCAAGGGTTTTTAGCCTCATATACTGCCGAAAATCGGTCTTTTTTTTGTGCTAAAATTGTATCAATTTTACGGTAATCAATAGGCTTAGATTACATATAGTCGAGTATTAGCTCATTAAGTTTCTTTTTTGTTTCTCGCCAATATGGCATATAGCTATCCAAAAGTGCAACAAAATCATTTCCGTGATTCTTCACTTTCAAGTGAGCAAGTTCGTGGAGAATGATATATTCAATACATTCCACCGGCTTCTTTGCAAGTTGAAGATTAAACCATATCTTTTTAGTATTTGTGTTGCAAGTTCCCCAACGGGTGGTCATGTACTTTGTCTGCCAACTATCACAATACAATCCGGTTTTCTTCTCCCATTTTGGTAAATACTTTTTGATTTCAGTTTTCAGTATTTCTCGATACCATTCACGAACAAAAGCTTCACGTTGTTTTGTGGTGCTTTCTTTTCTTACAGTTAGAATAGCTTTATCGCCTAATAAAACAAGAGAATTACCCTTGTAGCTATATTCCACCTGCAAATAATATTGCTTACCTAAAACATAGAAAGATTCACCCGAAACATACTGACGTTCTGTCTGACGAGATTGGTTCTTAAACTTCTCCTGTTGTTTTCTTATCCAACCAATTTTAGTGCGAACAAACATAAAAATACTTTCATCAGATAAATGCTTGGGTGCAGACACCTGAACTTTGCCGTCGGGTGGTTGCACATATAAATGCATATTTTTTATATTCTTTTTAATAATCTCGATGGATATTCCGTTTATTTCAGTATGCATTAATATTCCTCTTGTTCTACAATTAACTTATAAATTCTTTCAACTTCTTCAGGGTTATTCAAAATCTTAAAGATAGCCTTTTTTATCTTCTTTTCCTTTACTGGATTGTTTCTGAAACCTTCTAATTTCGAAGTAAGAACGGCATTATGCAGCTTCATTGCCAGTTCCTCATCTTCACCACAGTTATCATAGAAGGCTCTCATTGCAGCACTCGAACGCACATTTTCAGGGTATTTATCATTGTTCTGCGGCTCCGAAACATTTTTAGCAAGTTCAACATATCGTTCAATCAATTCTTTATATGAAATAACCTTCTTTTTTCTTTCAATAATCAGTTGTTCTAATATTTGCGACATTTTTGAATAATATGCAGGGTTGATAACAACCTTTTCAACAACTTGTCGGCGAATATTGTTTTCTATAGCTTCTGCAGCACTATCTTTTTCTCCTTCGGTGCCATCCTTTAATTTTTCTTCATTTTTCAAAATAAAATCAAGCAAAGTGAAGTCATCCAAAATGCCAATTTTCTCGGAATCAAAAGCAATAATGTAGTTATCAACAAGATAACGCATTCCAGGTTCATACTGTTTCAAGTCAATAAAATCTCCGCTTGCCTGACCGATGGTTTCACTTAATTCTATAAAGAAAGTTACTCTGCTTTCAATCTTTTGCTGTTCAGCCGAAGAATATCCCATATCAGAAAGTAATGGCTTAAATTCCGCAAATGCACGAACAAGCTTATTAACCAAACGATATAATTTTTCACGGCTTCTGGCAAATGCTTCGTCGCTTTCTAAATCGACTCCGTTTTCACCGCAGAAATAACTGATATAGTTAATTTCTTCTTTAGGTTCTTCAACGCCTTCACAAAGTTCCTCAAGTTCCTCTAAAATTGCAAGGAAGTGCTTTTTTGCTTCTTCACTTCTGTCTTTCAACAATCCTTCAACATCTTCAGCATCATAATCTTCAAATGCACCTGCAGTATATTTGTTCATCGCATCAGCTAAATCACCAAAAAGTTCTTTATAGTCAACAATGTAACCAAATTCCTTACTGTCACCATCAAGACGGTTAACTCTGCATATTGCCTGGAATAATCCGTGGTCATGCATAGCCTTATCAATGTAAAGGTAAGTGCAAGGAGGTGCATCAAAACCTGTAAGAAGTTTATCAACAACTATTAAGAGCTTCATATTATTAGGTTCATTTATGAATTTACGCTTTGCTTCTGTTTCAAAATCTTCAACAGTCTGATCGCCGAGCATTTTATTATAAATTTCATATTTTGCGAAAACCTCTGTATCTTCTTCATCACTGACAGCTTCCGTTCTCAAATCTCCGGTTTGCGGTGCGTAAGATGAAATGATGGCACATTTTTTGAAGCCTTTGTTTTGGAATACATCGTAATATTGACATGCCGAATAAACGGAGCCTGCAACTAAAATTGCATTTCCGTTACCATCCATAAGTCGTGCCTTTGTACCAAAATCAAATATAATATCACTTGCAATTTTTTCAAGTCTTGATTTTGAAGTAAATACCTTCTGCATATTAGCCCATTTCGATTTAAGCTTTGCTTTTGCACGAGGAGTAAGTCCTGTTGTTTTTACCTCAAACCAAGCATCAATTTTTTCTTGTGAAGTAATATCCTGCGGTATATCTCTCGCTTCATATCTCAAATCAAGAACAACACCGTCACGAACAGCTTCGTCAAACTTGTATGTATGAATATATCCGCCAAAAATTTCAAGACTTGTCTTTTTATCATTCTTCAAAAGCGGTGTACCCGTAAAACCGATAAATATACTATTCGGCAAAATCGTTTTCATTGCTTTGTGAAGCTTGCCTGACTGCGTTCTGTGGCATTCATCTACAAAAACAATCACATCACCTTTAACGAAGAAATCTTTTGGAAGTGAAGCATATAAATCTTCAACATATTTATCAAAATCCGCCTCTTTGATTTCTCCACCACGTTTGCCGAACTTATGAATAAGCGAGCAGATAAGTCTGTCCTCAAAAGAATTAAGTTTTTCTATAAGGTCTTTTCCGCTTTTTGTACGAGCAACCTTAACATCTACACCGATGTATGTTTTTTCTATCTGTTCGTCAAGTTCTTCACGGTCGGTTATAACAAGAACCCGTGCATTTGGATTGTTGGCAAGAATCCACTTTGAAAGCCATACCATAGAAAGGGATTTTCCGCTTCCTTGTGTATGCCAGATGATACCACCACGATTTTTGTCGGTCAATCTTTTTTGTGCTCTCTTAATTGCATAATACTGATTGTATCTGCAAACTTTTTTAATGCCTTTAAGCTGATAATATCCGTCGCGCATAACGGAGAAAAGTTTGTTTTTAAGGTTTTTAAATATATCCCAATAAATCTGCATTGAATCAACATCGCAAGCTGGAATACCACCATGAAGATGTGCATTAATATCCTGCAAATCTTCAGATGTGCTGCTGTCAATATATCTTGGAATATTTAAGTTATATTCATTTTTAATCTTAATCTCGTCATTGGGAACAAATCTTGCATATTTAGGATCATCGACAATCTGTTCGTTAAAGGTAGTAACGATTTTATGTATATCACGCTCACGCAGGCGGTTTTTGTTCCCGTCTTTCACAAATTCGTGACTTGCATCAATCATAAATATACCTTTCCGCTCGTCTGCATCAGATTTATCAATGATTATAATACAAGCAGGTATGCCCGTACCATAGAAGAGGTTAGTGGGCAAACCGATAATTCCTTTTATATACCCTTTGTCAATAATAGTTTTACGGATAGTTGCTTCCGCATTTCCTCTAAACAAAACGCCATGCGGAAGAATAACAGCAGCTTTACCCGTTGATTTAAGGGATTTTAAAATGTGCATGAGCCATGCAAAGTCGCCGTTTTTCTCAGGTGGATTATCTCCATAACCTTCAAATCTGCCATAAGGTTTTAATCCATCTGTCCAGTTTTTAAGAGAAAACGGAGGATTGGCTACAGCAAAATCAAAACGCTTCAAAACAGTTTCTTCTTCATCTTCAAAATACTGTGGTGCGGAGAATGTGTTTGCAGCTTTTATTTCACCATCGGCTTTGTTATGTAATACAAGGTTCATCTTTGCAAGACCTGCAGTTGTAACTTCTTTCTCTTGCCCCCAAATAGATACATCTATTGGTGCTTCATCTGCCGCTTTGATAAGGAGCGAGCCCGAACCACAAGCCGGATCATATACACTATAACCTTCTTTTCTGAATGTGATTTTATCTATTCCGATAACTTTAGCGAGTATTCTTGAAACTTCGGCAGGTGTATAGAACTGTCCTTTACTTTTACCACTTTCGGTGGCAAAGTTACGCATAAGGTATTCGTAAGCATCGCCGAGAATATCGTCTCCGCTTGCTTTATTATTTGAAAAGTCAAATTCAGGGCGTTGAAAAATAGAGATAAGTCCGGTTAATTTTTCAACCATTTCATCGCCTTTACCGAGCTTTGCTTCATCGTTAAAATGGGCATTATCAATTACTCCACGAAGGTCATTTTCCTCCGCAAGTTTAGCGATGATTTTATCCATTTCTTCACCGATGTTTTTAGAGCCTTTTAATGCAACCATATCATCGAAACTACCACCTTCAGGAATTTCGATATCGGCATACATTTCACCCTTAAACTTATCGGTAACGTACTTAACGAATAACAAAGTCAGTATATAATCCTTATACTGAGATGCATCCATTCCGCCTCTTAATTTATCACAACTAGCCCATAATGAGCTATATAATTCGTTTTTCTTAATTGCCATAATGCAACCCCTTATCTATGTCTATATACACTACTAATTTCAAATATATTATACTGCTAAATCGACAATTTGTAAACAAAATCAGCAAAATTTTTCTTTATATTCACAAATAAAAAAAGGCAAGAAGTGATACTTTCACCCCCCACCCTGTTAAGTTTTAAATATTTTAATTACAAAAGTAGTATTCTATCAGCATATCAACAATATCAGCATCCCAAGTTTCGTGCAAAATATCGGGTATGTCGCTTATAAGTATAAGACCTTTACTGTAAAACACTTCTTTTCCTATTGCTTCAGTGCAAGCACGAAGTGGAAGAAATGTTCTCCCATCCCGTGCAATCGGCGCAACATCAAGAGCATTCTTTTCACCGTTTATAATAATTTCCGGCACACCTATTGTCAGCGATATTTTTCGGTCTGCAAAGTTGATATTGACAGTTTGTGTTTCTTGCACCCATTCAACCTGTCCATTATAATTCTCACTAATAAATCTTACAGGAACATAAGAACGGTTATTCTCAGCAAACACTTTAACATTTGCATTTTCTGTGTCTATTTGCTGTTCTACATCATTCACAAATGCTTTATTGCTACCAACATATAAAGCCGTGTACCCTAAAGCAGATGCATAAACAGTAGATAGTAATAATATCGAAAACATCAATATAAATACAATTATATTTTTTCTCATATCTATCCCCTTCTTTCAATTATATTGCTTTTAAATTCCAGTAGCTACTGTTACAATAATTACAGTAATATAAAGCATTCTTTTCATTGACGTTACTCCCCTAGTTTCGGCGATATTGTTCGCATTCGGATAATAACCATATGTTCTGTGCTTGCCATTATAATATGGTATTTTTCCAAGAGGGAAACTTGGAACATCCACCTTTCAAAGTGAAATATAATTGTTATGAATTATTCCTTTAAAATTCTAATATCTTAATTAAATGTATTCTTCACAGCATCATCGCAAAACCACTCAATAACTTCAAAGCTATGTTCTTTTAAAAATTTATCACTTTGCATCGGTTCCAAATAATATTTAGTTTTTGTATCATAAACTTGTATTGACGGCATATCTGGAACACCCATATATTCTGGTTCACCTAAAAACCATTCTGCTTCAGGTATATGTAAAATCACTTTATAACTATCTATATTCTCAACACAAATATCCGAATAGGTCCTTTCATCTGTCGTTTTTCGTTCATCATCCCTAAAACGAAAGAGTTCATAAGAATTTTTATTTTTAATATTTTCAGACCATACTCTTTTTTTAGAACCTCCAATAGATCTTACTTCAAATCCTTTAAATTCACAAACAATAACATCCGACACCTCTTTTAATTCCCCGTCAACAGAATAAATCATTTTGAATTTAAACTCGCCATATTTTATTTCTGGTTCGGGTGGATTTGGTGGAAGTTGTGTAATCCAATAAGGTGCAATGGGTAAAACATATGTTCCAATGTACACATACACACTAAATATTATAAATAATATAGATACCACTAAAATTATCGAAAATATTTTTGTTAATTTCATATTAATAACCCTCTTGAATTAAACCTTTAATAACTGCGTCCATCCCGTGATTATCGATTTTATCTGATATTGTCGTCCCAGGAAACCAACCATTATATTGTTGCTTCAAATATTTTGTACTCCCCAATGGCATTTCGCCTAATACATCATTTAAAATTTCGTTTGTAACCACATATGGTTTTACATATCCTTCATCCGCAAGAGCCCATGTTATATCAGGTATAGCAGGATTAAATACTATTGCATTCTTGTTCCAAAATTCAGCATTCACCGCAGCTTCCCCTCCTCCTTTTGAGTGTCCTGTAAATGTAATATCATAATTTTTATAGTAATTTACAAACCAATTAGTATATACCATACCTTTAGCCATGTGTTCAGAATATTCACCCCTAAGTTGCTGGATATTATTTTTCCAATCTTCTTCACTAGTCGGTTTAGTCCCTTTGTATGCTAAAACAAATTCCATCATCCCAGTGTATGGTGAAAGATTATCCTTTATATCTCCTCTAACATAAACTCCTATTTTTAATGTTCCATGAGTGAACATATCTATCATTCGCCACCCTGTGTAATTCCCATCAACATCATACACACGTCTATTGTTTATAGGTTCATCCCAATCATGGTCATAAACATGATCAGCCATTAACGCTGCCTCCATTACAGAAGGGGCTAATCCTGTTGAATCAACAAACAGAATAGGATTGCCACCACAATACATATACCAATTAGAGCCATCTTTTATAGGGTCTTCGTTTATAAATCGTCCTGTTTGTGGGTCGTACATTCTTGCTCTCAAATATATAAGACCGCTCTCTGCATCAGTGTATTCGCCACGATAACCAAAAGGATTATATACGGTAATTTCTTCCGATTGATTTCCGTAAGCATCAAACACATAATCTGCGACAGATGTTCCATCAGTATCAATTAGAAATGCAACATCACCTTGTCCGTTATAGAGATAGTAAAGGTTATCATCATTCTTTATAATCTCAATACCTCTATAATATTTGTTTGTGCCGTCTGCTGTTATTTCTTCAACAACATTAGCATTATCATATACAAAGGTTATTGTGTTACCACCAACAGTTTTTGAATATCTAAGGCCATCAGGAGCATATGCATAGTTTGAAACAACACCATTTGTATCAACCCCTACAAGTTGATTATAACAGTTATACTCATAAAGTGCAACAAATGAATCAGATGTATTTGAAATTGTGTAATCGCCCGACATACCTTCGCTATATGGTTGATTAACCATTATAGCCTTTGTAATCTGATTACCGTTATTGTCATAGAAGAATTTTGTGTTAGTAGTTATCTCTCCATTGACCTCAATGCTTTCAGAAAGACGATTATTCAAATCATAAGTATAATTAGTTGTTACAGTACCATCGGTCATTGATATTCTGTTCCCAAAATCATCAAAGGAATAGTCGGTATCATTTTCGCTTATCAAACGATTCATTTTATCATACGCATAAGTTGTAGTTGTTCCGTTTGATGTTTTTGACTTCTGATTTCCGTTAAGGTAATATGTGTACTGTTCCGACAGCTTATCGCCTGTGGTTTGACTTGTCAGCATATTTGCAATGTTATATGCGTAGTTTGTTGTTTCACCACCTGCAACAGTTGTCTGAGTTCTGTTGTCATTAGCATCATAAGAATACGATGCGATAACTGCTCCGTTTTCGCTAACACTTGTCAAACGATTTAGTAAGTCATAAGTGTAGCTTTGACTTATTTCTGTTTCGCCATTTCTTGTAAGTGTAAAACCTGTACGATTTCCGTTTGAATCGTAAATAAAGGCTTTATTTGTTCCGACAGCAGAATTGCTTTCCGATACAAGCTGTCCTTTATCATTATACGCATAGTTGATTGTAGTAGTTCCGTTCTGTTTTGAAAGAACTTGACCTGTCAATCCATAAGTGGTTGTTTCTGTGTTTGTTCCATCTGATAAAGCCTTTGATGTGATAGAGCCAAGACCGTTATAAGTAAAGTGGAATATTTGTCCGTTACGGTCTGTTGTGGTTTCTAAAAGTCCATTTGCTACATCATAGGTGTTTGTTTCAACCTGTCCGAGAGCATCTGTTGTTGTGAGTAATCGTTTTACTTCGTCATAAGTGTATTTTGTTACAGCGTATTCTGTGTCTGCTCCTGCTGTTATATTATCAAGTCCATTGATAGTTAGTGGAGCGTGTAGTCCTGTATATACACGAAGCAAATTACCTGTTGCATCATAGTAATTTTGAGTGTAGATAGATTTCTCTCCGTCATTTGCGTGTGTCATAACAAGTCGGTTGCGGTTATCATAGGTGTATATAACCTCGTTATAGCTTTCTGCTTCACCGGGAGCATTTGTTAAAACTCTTTCTTTGACAACATTTCCATTATTATCATACCACATTTTCTTTACAGAGTAATATATAGTTCCGTCCTTTTCTTCAAAAGGTGTTTTCTGCTCAATCACTCTGCCGAGATTGTCATAGGTAAATTCTGTTGCATAGCCTTTAGCATCGTATGACTTTATCAATCTTCCAAGCCCATCATATTCTGATCTTGTAACATTACCAAGTTCGTCAGTTTCCTTAACAGCTTTACCCATAAAGTCATATTCTGCGGAATGAACACTACTTGAATTTTCGCTGTTAGCTTTTGCAGATTTGATTGTCAGAATATTTCCGGCATAGTCAGTTGTATAGGTTTCAATATCGCTACCACTTTCTGTCTTAATTTTGTTACCGTATTTATCACAGTAAACACTTGTGGTAGCAGACGGATTGTTTTCATTACCCATCACTGTTGTAGTTTCTTTCACATAATCAGCCGTTACCTCATAGGAATAGGTTTCTTTGTAGATAAGTGTATTACTGCTGTCATAAACCTCTTTTACAATAGGTCTTTGATATGTATCATAGGTATAGACTGTTCTGTTGTGTTCCGTCTGATAATCTTCAGCATCTAAATTATCGGTATAGATAACTTCCGTTTCAAGCTGCCCAAAAGGAGTAAAATATCTGTAATTATGCTCAACGCCAAATTCGTTATATTTTATATACCTGTTTTCGCCAGCACCGTTATGATAGTTTGTAATACGATTACCTAACTCATCCTCTTCACGGGTATACTTCGTATAGTATTTATACTCTTTATATGTATTATCGGGATTAATTATTTTGGTTACACGACCTATTTCGTCATATTCATAAGTTGTAGTGTTCCCATTAGCATCTGTTTGTGTAACAGGATATCCCCAATAATTATACGTTGAAGATACAGAAACATCCGATACAGCATTATCATTATCAACAACCTGCTTCACCTTTTCATTTATAACATATGCACCGTCTTGATATGTGTATTCAGTTTCCACATAATTGGAATTATCCAAATATTCTTTCTGGTTAATAATGTTTCCGTATGTATCGTGGGAATACTTGATTTTACTTTTCAAAATATCATTAACATAAATATTCAAAAATTCAATATTCTTACCATCTGAAGTAGGTACATATTCTTCACGAATAGTTGTGTTTTCATCTTGTTTATAAGTTTTGGTGAGTGGGAAGTGATATGTACTGTCATAAGTATACGTAACAGCTCTATCAGATATATTATTCGGTGTTTCTGTCAATATATCAGCATAATTTTCCGTGTCATAAGTATAGGCCTTTGATATTGTCATATAATTAGCATTGTCTACGACAGAATAGTTACTAACTGCCACTCCTGTTACAAGCTTGGTATTTGAATCATAAGAATAGTCTGTTATTATTTTATGATCAGTGCCTTGTTCTGTTAATTTATCTAACAGAATAGTCTTCTCTCTGTTTGTACCCAAATAAGAGTATTTATATATATCATATGAATTTTTTCCTGTTGGAGGATTTACATCAGTTACCTTTACCGCATAATTGTAAGTACTGCCAATATCATCTTCATTCTCATATCCTATGTAACCATCATATTCCCCGACATCATTGATATCATAAAGATATGACTTATCATTCAGATAATATGAATCTCCGGAATAGTTTTCTTCCTCTTCCTCATAACTTCTAATAACTTTATAAAACATCATTGAACCATACAGTGTACAATTTTTTATAAACGGAGCATATTCAAACTTATATGTTTTACCCCCTGTTCTTGAAGCAGATTTCAGTAATGCATATACATTATGCACTCCCTGGAAATCCTCAAAATTATCACTATCAATATATGAATTTCCTTTAGAAGAATCACCAAAAGTAGAATAATCTACATAGAAGTCCTCATTTCGGTTTAAAAATGCAAATTTTGTTTTCTGTATTTCATAGCTGTAATTAAAGTCTATGCCGGCAGGATCCGTTACATATTTCAAAACCCATTCATCACAGTCCAAATCATCACATTCATCATACCCAGTAATACCAATTTGAGAATTGCTTAATTTTTCAAGGTAATATATGTATTCCAAAGTATCATCACTATCAGATGGATTCGTGACAGTCATATACATTATTATATCTTCGTCTTCATATTCAACTGTAAAAATAATCTCTCTGCCCAGTGTATCAACTATTTTTTCAATATATGGATAACTTTTATTCCTCCCCCATACATTCTCATAACTTTCAGTATCACAATAAAATTTTATTTGATTTCCATATCTGTCCTGCTGAATGAGCAGTCTTCCGTCTGTTCCAAAGTAATGCTTTGTTCCATCTTTTTCATCCACACGGTATTTACTTCTCACTCCATCGTGTGATATAGACGCATCTTCTACAAGCTTAATATCATTAAGAGGATACCCTGATAGGTTATTCTCACCTCCGTCCCATAAATCTATTAACCAAACTCCCTTATCACCAAAATGCAAATACTCGTACGTATCTTCATAACCATACCTTGTTTCAACATAAGGAAAGTCAAATTCCCAACCAGAGCCAAGCTTTGAATATCTTTCCGTTGCAGTATCATCAAGCAAACCATCTGCGTATTCAACATCATATTCCGTCTTCAAGACTGTAACTATGCTAAATCCATAATAATTCACATTGTAACTGGATGTATCTGCATAAGCTTGCGATGCAGTTATTTCATATCCGACTGAATTCACATAATCAACAACCGCCTGAGCTTCCGCACGAGATGAAAACAATTTTGATGTTGCCGGACTTTCTGTGTATTCATATTCATATCTATCGGGATTAGTAGCCATCCATTTGGCAGTTTTTTCATCAAGATATGTCATAAATTCAGGAGTCAAACATATATCTTGGTATGTAGTAGAACTCCAATCACCATTTATGTAATCTATATAAATTCGTTTGCTTCCTTTTACCATATAATACGAAACATCATAGGGTTTGTCTGTTTCTTTTAGGTATGCTTCAAATAAAGAAGCATTTGTTGAGTTATATGTTCTTGTGATATTCAAATCAAACCCATTAACTCCGGGAAGTGTTAAATCTGTTACTTTTATATTTGTACTTCCTGTTGCGGTATTTACATATCCATCTTGTGTTGTTCCTTGCGGAGCTGCATTGATACCACCATTATATACCGATTGCGGATAATATAGATTGTTATATATATCAGCTTCTTCTTGAGTTAAGGCAAAAGCAGATCGGTAACTTAATATGATACTTAATAGGATAAAAAGAAGTAGTGTTAAATATTTTTTCATTGTATTTTCACTCCATCTTTATTCTGTTACTTTATTTGCTTTCGCTCTTTCTGTTTCAATTTTACTTGAAGAAATATTGTTAGAGATTACCTTGTCAACAGATACTCCTTTCTTTACTTCAGCTACCATTTCTGTAAAGGTTAGTTTAGAAATCTTTTCAGCGTCTTTCATACGGCAAATATCAAAGAAATCTGTCATTCCGGCTTTTTCTGCAAGGGCAATTTCCTCATCTGTTATCCCCGAAGTAGCTTTTCTGAAGTTCATCCATTCTTTTCTTTCTTTTGTAGCAAATTCAATAATTTCACTCATAGGCATATCAGGAGAAAGCATTTGCATTTTTTCTAAGTATTCTTTTTCAGATATTTTCCCGAAAGCTAAGTCTGTGGCCGCTTGACTTTGTTCATTCTTCAACGCTGTTCTTTCTTTAATCAAATCATTTACAGTTTTCCCATCTTGTCTTGCTTTCCAAACAGTTTCTATATCAAATTGTGCATTATATGAGCTTCTCGCAAGTTCTCTACATTCCTCATTTGTCATGCCAGATGCAATCATTTCAGCGTAAATATCATCAGGAATTTCAAGGTATTTTGCAATCTGTATCTGATTTTCAACAAATTCATTAAATTCTTCCAAATCAACTTTATAATGCTTAGCAACTTTTTCCCAATCACCCAATTCCTTATATCTCTGCTCCACAAAAGCAGATACATTTTCTTCACTCAACACCATTATAGCCGAAATACTGTACGCATCTGTTACAGTATATCCTTTTGCAATCTTCTTTTCCACCCAATCTGAGTGAAGTGTTTTAGCCAACACAGCTACTGTTGTTATGCTTGCTACAACAAACAAAGCGATAATAATAGCACAAATTCTCTTTTTCATAATCTATTCCTCCTATTGAATCGTATAAATAATCACTTCATCGGATAAGTTTGTAATTGTTTTAAATTTAATTAAATTTGTTACACCTGTATTTCTTCCGTTATGAAGATTGAATTTATATTCTATTTTCCCTTCTAATAGATCAACATTTTCGATTATAACATCTGTATTTTCGATTTCTCCTGCTGTAAGCTCTTTATTATATGTAAATCCACATAAATCAACAAGTAAAATTTTTGAAGGATCATAATTAATCGTGTGTACTGCCTCGGTATTTGCGCCCTTTACAGTTGCAGCATTCATATATACTGTAAAATCCATATTTGCTCCCAAAGAAATATGCATAGATTTTTCACGAATATAGCTATCTAAATCCGACACATGTTTAACATTCCCTATAGGTTTTAATGTAATCAAATCTTCCCAAACCATAAGTTTTACGCTATAATTTTCACAATCATCAGGCAATGGGAGAATAATGCTATTCATATTACTGTCCAATGCCTCAATACTTAAACTTTGTGTTTGCATATCACTTAACACACCGTCCTCATACAACGCTGCAATAAGCATGACTGTATCAGTTTCTAAGCTATTGTTATATACATTATAATCAATATCCATACATAATCTTTCATCCGAAGTAACGCGGTAAGTAACATCATATTCAATATGCTGTACATCACTTATAGAGAAATCTTCTTCTGAATTTACAAAACCCGATGTATTTGCATTTACATCTTCAACTGCTGAATCTCTATTACCTGCCATAGGAATAATATATACAACTTCCTCACCCAATGTATTCCAATCAAATATAGCCAGCATTTGACTATTAGAAAAATCGGTATGTATCCACGCACCATTATCATAGTTCTTCAGAGGACCAGTATATATTAAAAATTCTAATTCACCAACACATTTTATAACATTTACCTCTAATTCAGAATTATCTACATTTCCGTATAAGTCTGATGCTTCTATACTTGTATTTAACTCTGAGTCTATTGTTATGTTAAATCCGGCCGTAAATGTATCCTCCGCAAAAACAACCATTGATAGAATTAAAAAAATTGATAACAATCCGATTATATGTTTAACAAACTTCATTTGTTCATCTTCCTAATTTTATATTTTTATATATTATACCATGATTTACTAAATATTTCAATATTATGTTTAATAACGTTAACTTGCCGGAATGAGGGTTTCAATTTTAAGTTTTTTAAATTCCATTTTCTTTTCCTCCAAATCTGTCTTTTATATAACATTCATGCGAACAGTATTTCCGGTTCTTATTGCCGTAGCTTATAAACTCCTTTTCGCAAAATACACACACCACCTTGTATAAAGCAGTTTCTTTTCTGGTCCCTTTATCTGCATTTTTCTTCCACCACTTTCTTCTGCATTCATCACTACAGAATCTGCGTACTTTACCTTTCTTTTTTTGCTTTATAGGTTTTGAGCAATTAGCGCAAAAGGAATTATCAATCATCATTTTGCGAATATTATCATCAACTTTTCCAAGGTAACCATTCAAATTGTTTTTCTTACAAAAGTTCCGAACCACATCTCTCGATAATTCCAACTCATTTGCAATCGCTCTATATCCCAATCCCATTATACGAAGCTCGCAGATTTTCTTTTTTTGATATTCATTCATAGCATTTTCTCCCTTTTTTATTTGCCAAACGGTTATTTTACAGCTTTTTTAGGTGTAAAAACTGCAAAAAACATATAAAAAACTATTAAAAACACCTAAAAAACATT